TACCTAATAATTTTCTTCCAATATTTAATGTTCTTCTTCTTAAATTTGCAAGTGCTCCCATAAATGGCAAAGATGCTGCTGTTGCAATTCCAGCATTATTAACAACTTGTTGTTCTCTTAAAGCAGCAGCATTTGGAGAATTAGCACCTGCTACAGTATTACCAGCCACTATTCCCAAAATTCCACCAAGTAATAAATTTTTAAACTTAAGAACGTTTCTAGAAATAAATGTAAATAAAGCTTGAAAAGGTCTTGTCAAAATACCTAATACACCAACTCTTAATAAAGTTGCACCAAGAATTTTTGTCAGAGCGAAGACTTTTCCTAAACCAACAGTTGTAGCTAAGACAAGACCACCAATTATCAATAAGTTTGCAACTAATTGTTCTTTAAATTTTTTCAGACCCTCAATGTTTTCTTCAGAGGTCAGTCTAAAAAATGTCAATGTTTGATCAACTAACCAACCACCTGCTAGGAATAATAATGAATCAGTTATTCTACTTAAAATTCCTTTTGTAAAATTAGCAACTCTTCTTACAGGTGTTAATAGTGCAAATTGAATCTTTTTCTCCAATGAACCTTCTGCACCCTCTCTAAGACCTTGCTCTGCAAGTAAAGCCTCTCTTCTCTCTTTCTCCGCTTGCTTTCTCTTTTCAAGAGATTCACTTAATTCTAAATTATTTTTAATTGACTCTAATGAGGTATTAACACTTCGTACTTGCTCTTTTATTCCCGATAATTGTAGAGAAACACTATTAAGTGTAAGGGAATTTTGTGTTATCAAATTTGTTGATATTGAATCTCCATCATTTTGAGGTGCAGCAGAACGACCTGTAAAGACACTAGAAGAAACACTTCTTCTTATACCTCTAAGTCCACCAGCTATGGGTGATGCTAATCCTTGTTCCTCATCCATTATTATTTTGTTGTTGTGCTTTTAAATTTTCCTCTTCAACATATTGTTGGAGTAGTGAAACGTAAATTTCTCTCTCCCAAGGCATCATATTTTCAAGTTCAGTTAAACTATATTTATGGTGCTGCATCAAAGCAAAATTTAATTTATAGTATGACACAAGATCTTCATGTGCCATACTTATCCGAAAAAATTCTGCAGCCCCTCAATTTTTATGTCACTTTCGACTTGTGTATTTGGATTGGTCACAGTAACAGTATGTGACAATTTAGGCATAGTTTCAAAAAATTTCTCAACTTTTTTGAATTGACTTGAATTTAATGACTCAATGAACGTAATTAACTCTTTTTTTGTACATTCTTCAGATGCCCAAGATTCCTCTTCAGAGTAAACTTGATCAATACAAGATGCTATGAGTTCAAAAGTATCATCAACATTCATATCCTCTAATGCACCAAAGTTATTTTTAATAAACTCTGTCAAGGATGGATACTTCATTCTCAAAGTATAAACATCATCTAAAACAATATCAGGTGAATGATTTTCATCTTTTTGCACCTTTATAGTATCAACATTAATTGACATAGGCACTTGAGTTTTATTATCATCTGGACAAGTGACCATTACTTCAATTTGTTCTCCAACAGATTTTCCACGAATATTCAAAAACAAATACTCAATGTCAAATGTCGCAAGTTTCTCAACTTTAATACCTTTTGATAAGATACATTTTGTAATTACATCTTTAACTGCTCTTGCTATCTGTTTAGAGTCTTGTGATTCCATTGCTAGAATGAGAATCTTTTCCTCTTTAACTAAAAATGGTCTATACTTTATCTTCCTATTAGATGAAGGAAGAGTCAACTCATAAGTCGGAGTTGAAATGGTTGGTAAAGGCATAATAATTACTACACTTCAGATAAAATTATTTATAGCGGTTTTCAAAAGGTTATCTCATATATGGAGGGAAGGTGCTTACTAGAGCATTATTTCGAGTCGTGTCTGTTCCCGTTCTTGTTCCACCAACTCCAAATTGATATGCTGTATCTCTATTCAATAATGCTAATCCATCCATAACTTCATTTAAACCACCAGCATCATTATAATTTATTGTTCCATTAGTTGTTCTTCGACGTGATCCATTATTCAAATCAAGACCTAGTGCTCTCGCAAGAGATGATGACTCACCACAAACATATCTGTCAAAACTAAAAGAACAAGTTGCTTTTAATACTTGTGAGTTTTGATATGATACTCTAGTAGAATTAAGTGATATAGGAAATAATCCTATAAAACGATACTCTAAAAATTGAAAATGATCTGCTTCAAATTTAACTATCCTCGTGTCATTTGATTTATATTCTTCAGGATATGCCATTTTAAAATGATATGCATCTCTTACAGGGTCTGCTGATGATTGCCCTGAAATATATTCCATCCAATGTTCAAGAAATTTAAGTGACTTATATTGAGTATCAACATAAAAATCAAAACTTATCTGAGTGAATTGTCTTGTATGTGCAAATTTCTCTACTAATCCCTGATAATCTCCAGCAGTGTTTAATGATGCCATTGCACTACCTGGTAATACAGCATCACTACAAAGTAATCCAATATTATCACTTATGAAACGATCATTTATACCTTTTTGTCTCATAAATCTTCTTATCGGACTTCTTGGTAAAACAAATTTTACTAAGAATTTTGATGTCTGAGCTACATTCTGTAACTTAGGCATTATATCTGATATTCCTCTCGGTCTTGGTGCTGGCACTCTAAATACTTCTATAGTATAGTTATTTAGATGTCTTATAAGGGAAAATACTATCCATCCTTTCCTAGAAAGTACAAAGGTGATCCAACTAATATTATTTACAGATCACTTTGGGAAAGAAAGTTTATGGTGTATTGCGATAAAAATAACAAGATCCTTGAATGGGGTAGTGAAGAAATTGCTCTTCCATATATTTCTCCACATGATAGTCGAGTTCATAGATATTTCCCAGATTTTTATATAAAGGTTCAAGAAAATACAGGAAAAGTAAAAAGATACCTCATAGAAGTCAAACCACTTAAACAAACTGTCAAACCAAAAAAACCAAAAAGACAAACTAAAGGTTACATTCGTGAGGCATTTGAATACGCAAGAAATCAAGCAAAATGGAAAGCAGCAAGGGAATACTGTGCGGATAGAATGTGGGAATTTAAAGTAATTACAGAGAAAGAACTAGACATATGAGTCGCATAGATCCTATAATGAAAAATCTTATCGGTAATGAGAGTGCCGATGATTTAGCAACAGAAATATTAGATGTCTTGACTGAAGGGAGTAATGTTCCAGAAGCAGGTAACTTTTATGTCTTTGTATATCGTGCAAAAACACCTGGCATCGCATACGACTCACATCCTCTTGTCGCTGTAACCGATGTTTTCTCTTGGGGATTTCGTGGACTTAATTATCATTGGGGAGAAATGAGACAATATACCTTTCCAGAGGTAGTAGGTGGATTATATCAAGTAGATGAAATGGAGTTAAGAGATTTAAGAACTTTACCTTTTGTTAAAATCATACTAAATACTTAGAAAAACAAGAGATATGTCGGGTATAGGTAATTTACCATCTAATTATAAACAAACAGAACAAGCGGCGTTTGCACAAAGTAATAATAAGGATGAGAGGCAACCTGCTTCAGTAAAACCTGTAAAGCAAAAATTTGGTGCGTTTGGAAGTAGATATATGTCATATCCTATTTCTCGATCTAATCAAGAAAAAACAGGAGATACACTAAGAATTAAATGTATAGAATATGTTCCCTCTAATGGTAAAAATTTTGGAGTAACTGTAAAAAATGCAGTAGAGGATGTAACTGTAAAAAATAAAAAGGGTGAAATTGTTAGTCAGTCAACAAGGATGATAAAAGATAGAAAAGGACCGATTGAGATTGTACCAAAGTTTACTGACGCTAATTCTAGAATAAGAGGTGCGAATCAACAAAATCAATTAACAAAGTTTTTTATAGAACTCCCTATCCCTCAAGAAATAAATGATTCTCAATCAGTAACTTGGGGTGATGATAGAGTAAACGCTGTAGAACTTGCAGGTGTTGCTCTTGCAAGTCGAATTATAGAAAGAGGGGGACTTGGAGCAATACAAGATGCAAGAGCAGCGATAC